GGGATGGTCCATCTCTCACGGTGGAGTTATGGAATTCCTGGGACACAATAAATCCATCAGTGCGCGCATCGCGGCGTCGATTTCGGCCTCGTTGATAGACTCGTGGTCGATGCCTGCGGTGGCGAGCTTGTTCTCGAACTTCCGCCGTTTGCCAATCAGTTGAGACACCAATACTCGGATTGAAGCCCGAGCGGTGTCTCCCCAATTGACTGCGGCTTGATACAGTTGTTCTTTGTTCTGCTGGGGGGTTGTCATCTTGTCTCGCTTGTTGATGGTGCACGGGTTCAACAACCTCGCCGTCAACGACTGCGGGGATCTTAATCTCACGCACAGTAGATATGACAACGGGAAATTGATCCAATGCTTCAACTTCACGAATAGCCACACACCTCTCCTCCAGTTCAGCAACTGTCAATTTCAAAATTTTTGCAACACAGTCCCGGATAAGTCCAATATCACTCTCTGGTTGGGGCCACGCATTCGACATCTTATGTTGTTCCTCTCTGGTACACGCCCGGGCACGTAGCCCTGTGAGCTGCACCACTCGGTTGCAATAATCAGATATCAACGGTGTCTTAGCATCAGTAGCCAAGTAACCCAAACATTTATTTGTCATGGCCTGTTCAATCGTCACACTCTTATTTGTAGTAAGGTGCAACTTAGATAAAGTTCGGATGGGATCCTGAAAACTCGCCGTGGTCGTAGAAGGATTGACAAAATATCTTCCGAGGTAAGGAACCGGATCTCCACTTGGCACCACAATTGCTTTGAGTTTCAACCCCAATGCAAATGCGGATGATTCCATGTGGTCATCCAGCCCTTCTTCCATAGGAAAAGCTCCATCATCTCCATAAACCAAACCAATCTTGTCAAATGCCTCCTTCGGAGTATAACCCATACCCCGATATGCACTATACACAACAAAAGCACAAATCATAGTGTTACCGTCCGTTGTAATCGGACTTCCACTCCGTGTGCCATAACCAGGGTTGAACTTGACTCCATTACGGATCTTACCACTCTGGATAAAGACCTGCTCAAGATGCCTTTTCAACTCCGGCCGATATTGTGCATTCACCCAACGCAAGTAGGCGGCAATGACAACATGCTTCTGTAAAAATTCAGAAACAGTCCCATCCAAACGTGAGTAGTCAACAGCCAAGCAATCAGTTCCTTGCGGGAATAATCTTGCGAGTCGCTTGCACGTCTCGCTAGGTGTCATCCCTGGCCCATACCACTTCAACTTCTTCAAATTGTCCTGTTTAAAAGACAATGTGAAGCATGACAGTAGCACGGTCAAGTCAGTGCTCATAGTGGTTATATTCCTTGGATCGTTGACGCTACCATAAGCT